TCAGTTTATCCAACAATCAGCTCTGGTAAAACAACTAAAGTGATGATTGTTTCAACCCCACACGGTATGAATATGTTCTATAAGTTGTGGGTAGATGCAGAAGAGGAGAGAAATGAATACGTTCCAATTGAGGTGCATTGGAGCGAAGTGCCTGGCCGTGATGAGGCGTGGAAAGAACAAACTATTAAGAATACATCAGAGGCACAGTTCAATACAGAATTTGAGTGTGAGTTTCTAGGATCAATTGATACCTTAATCACACCTACAAAACTTAAACAAATGACATATAGAAACCCTATACAGTCCAACGCTGGTTTAGATGTTCATGTTCAACCAGAAGATGGTCACACATATATGTTAACTGCCGATGTGTCAAGAGGAACCTCTAATGACTACTCTGCTTTTGTGGTTATAGATGTGACAGAGATACCGTATAAAGTAGTCGCAAAGTTTAGAGATAATGAGATAAAACCTCTTTTATTTCCGGCTAAGATATATGATGTTGCAAGAGCATATAACCATTCCTTTGTTATGGTTGAGGTAAATGATATAGGAGAACAGGTTGCTAATGCTTTACAGTTTGATCTTGAGTATGACAACCTAATTATGGCTTCCATGCGTGGGCGTGCAGGGCAAGTCCTTGGCGGGGGGTTCTCAGGGGGCAGAGCGCAATTGGGAGTAAGAACCACTAAAGCTGTTAAACGTATTGGTTGCTCTAATCTAAAACAGATGGTTGAGGACAATAAACTTATCATAGAAGATTTAGAAGTTATTACAGAGTTGACAACTTTTGTTATCAAAGGACAATCGTTTGAAGCTGATGAGGGATGCAACGATGACTTAGTAGCGTGTCTGTTTATGTTTGCATGGGCAACAGATCAACAATATTTCAAAGAACTATCAGATCAAGATATTCGTGCAACCATGATGAAAGAACAACAGGACATGTTAGAACAGGACATGGCACCATTTGGTTTTGTTATTGATGGACTTGAAGAAGAAAATGTGGGTGAGATGGTTGATGAATATGGAACAAAATGGAACCCTGTGGTAAGAGATTGGGGTACAAATTGGTAAATCCCTACATAATATCAATAAGATCATTGTCCAATTTTATATAACAATTTGAACAAACAATGGTAGATAGTTGCATGAGTTCAGTGGCTTCTTTGCGACTCTCATCATTCATACCTTTGCGTTGAGTCAATTTTCTAATTTTATTGTGGTGGGGATGAAATTTTAGACACACTGTCTCACTTTCTCCACAATGAGAACATGACTTTTCAGCAAGGTATTCGTTAAGCCACACAATACGTTGACGGTAGTTTCGTTTAGACACTTTTTTTATCGTATCTTTATATTTTTCGTAATGTTTGTTCATGAATTTATTTATAAGAACACCAACATATAAAAAACACGTTTAGGAAACGGTTTTTTATAAATATAATTATCAAAAGAGTTTAACTCTAACGGTTGATAAAGGAGTAAGGAAAATGGGTTTTTTAGTGTCGCCAGGCGTACATGTAAGAGAAATCGACTTAACGAATATTGTTCCTGCTCTCCAAACAAATATTGGTGCTATTGCTGGTCCTTTTGAAAAAGGTCCGGTTGCTACAGTTGTAAATATTGGTTCGGAAGCAGAATTGGTCAATATCTTTGGTAAGCCAAATTCAAGTAACTTTGAATATTTCTTCACTGCTGCAAACTTTTTGCAGTATTCAAACGCACTTAAAGTTGTGCGTTGCGAGTCCGGCGTACTAAACGCTGCGTCAGAACTCGGAGTATTAATTAGAGATACAGATCATTATACCAACTCTTTCAGAGATGGTCAAGCTAGTGTTGGTCCTTGGGCGGCACGAACAGCTGGTGATCATGGTAATAGTCTCGCTGTTTCAATTTGTGCAACAGCGACTGCTTTCTCTCAAGATATCACTGGTGCAAACCAAGTTAATGGTGCGGCCTCAAGTGGTGCTACATCAGTTACAGTTGACGATGTTGACCTCGCAAGTAACGTGATCAACGTTGGAGACATACTTTCATTCTTCACAGACAGTGGTTTCGGAACACCAGCTACAGGACATGCTGGTAAAGAGTACGAAGTTACTGCAAGAGATACCGCTAACAACACTGTCACAATTCGTGAACTTGATAACCCGAATGGTACAGGACTTGCTGCTTCTCTTGCTGATAACTCTTATATTCGTCGCCGGTGGAAGTTCTATGATCTTTTTGATGCTGCTCCCGGCACATCAAAATGGTCAGAAACAGAAAGTCGTGGTACAGCTGATGAAATGCATATCGTTGTATATGATACAACTGGTAAAATTTCTGGTTTTGCTGAAAGCGTTGCTGGCCAACGTACACTTGCAGTTCTAGAAACATATACAGGTCTTTCTAAGAACCCAAAAGCTAAGACAGTTCAAGGTGGAACAAATTACTATGTAGATGTTATCTACACACGTTCAGCTTTTATTTACTGGATGGATCATCTGGGCGCTGGAACAAACTGGGGTAGTGATTTAGACCTTAGTAACGATATCATTTTGAACGGAACTGATGCAACTGGATCAGATGAAGGTGGTAGTGTTCTTGACGAAACGGACGGCGACAGTATCATTCAAGATTCTGGTTCGGGTGCTGGAGCATACACCGCTGTTGATTCACCCACATTAGATAGTCTAACAGGTGGAACAGACGATTATGACGTATCACTTGGTGAAAAGAGAACTGCTTATGATCTCTTCGCAAATGCTGAACTTCATGATATTAACTTTGTTCTTGGTGGCCCTTCTGTCACAGTGACAGGAACTTCCTTTGGTTCTGCTGGTGATGAGTTTGACACTCACGGTACAATGATTACTGATCTTGCAGAGCTTCGGAAAGACCTCGTAGCATTTATCTCCCCTGCTAGACAGGCGGTTGTAAATGTTCAGAGTTCAAATACACAAACAGTAAATGTCAAAAATTGTTTTGACACTCTACCGTCATCCTCTTATGTGGTTTATGACAGTGGATACAAATACATGTATGACAAGTATAACGATGTATTCCGTTATGTGCCATTGAACGGTGACATTGCTGGACTGTGCGCTCATACAGACAAAGTTGCTGATCCGTGGTTCTCGCCGGGTGGTTATAACCGTGGTAACATTCGTGGTGCAATTAAACTTGCATACAATCCACAACAGGCAGAAAGAGATATTCTTTACAAGGCTCGGATCAACCCAGTGGTTGACTTCCCCGGCCAAGGTGTGGTTCTCTTTGGTGACAAAACTGCTCTCACTAGACCAAGTGCATTTGACCGCATTAACGTGCGCCGACTGTTCCTTGTTCTTGAAAAAGCAATTGCCACTGCTGCTAAGTACATGCTCTTTGAGTTCAACGATGAGTTTACACGGGCTCAGTTCCGTAATATGGTTGAACCCTTCTTACGAGATGTGCAGGGACGTAGAGGTATTACTGATTTCCAAGTTGTTGCTGATGCCACAAACAACACGGGCGAAGTCATTGACCGAAACGAGTTTATCGGTGACATTTACATTAAACCAGCACGATCAATCAACTTCATTACTCTTAACTTTGTTGCGGTTCGCACAGGGGTTGAGTTCTCTGAAGTTGTTGGCAAGTTTTAGGAGGTAAAGTAAAATGGTTGGAACAATTGACGATTTTAGAGCACAATTAGTTGGTGGTGGTGCCAGATCAAACCAATTTAAAGTTGAAATACTAGACCCGCCTGTTGGATCAGGGATTGATACAAGAAACGCTGCTTTTCTATGTACTGCAACGAACTTGCCAGGCATGTCAATAGAAGAAATTGAACTTCCTTTTCGTGGAAGAACAATTAGAATAGCTGGAGACAGAGACTTTGCTGATCCTTGGACAGTTACATTTCTCAATGATACAAGCTTTGCTATTCGCAATGCAATAGAAAATTGGCAAAATAAGATTAATGATCTTGCTACAGCGCAACAAGACCCAGCAATTAATACAAGTAGTTTGGCCTACTGTGCTGACCTAACAGTTACACAACTTGATAGGGACAATACAGCTCTCAAAGTATATAAGTTCATTAATGCATGGCCGCAGTCTATTGCACAAATTGATTTAGCATCTGCCAGTGCCAACGAAATTGAAAGTTTTGAAGTGACATGGAGATATCAACACTTCATAACTAACGGTATCGAAAGCACTTCGGCAGGACAAGTGGTTCTGGACGCATAGTTTGAATAGTGACAATTAAAACCTACTAAATAAAGGAGTAGGAGATATTATGGCTGAACTTTTCGGGTTTTCAATTAATCGGACAAAGAAGGAAACGGGTGGTGAACAGATTTTCACCACCCCAACTCCTGATGACGGCACAATAGATATTGCTGGCGGTGGTTTCTTTGGCCAAATTTTAGACACAGATGGTCGAGAAAAAACAGAACTAGACCTCATTCGTAGGTATAGAGATATTGCACAGCAACCAGAGTGTGACAGCGCAATTGAAGATATTATCAATGAAGCTATAACTTCTGATGAAGTCTCTCAAGCAGTTACACTTAGAACTGACAGATTACCATATCCCGAAAAAATCAGAAGAGCAATGAGAAAAGAATTTGATGAGGTATTATCCCTTTTAGAATTTGAAAATAAGGGTCATGATATTTTGCGACGATGGTATGTAGACGGTAGAATTTTCTACCACAAAGTTATAGACAGTAAAAATCCTAAAAGGGGCATTGTAGACCTACGTTATATTGACCCTACAAAAATTAAAAAAGCAAGACAGGTTAAAAAAGATAAAGACCCTAAAACCGGCGTAGATATGATCAAGAAAATTGATGAGTATTACATCTACAATGAAAAGGGACTTTTCTCTGCTGGATATGGTGGAGCTAACCAAGGACTAAAGATTGCAGCTGATGCAGTTGCATTTTGTCCGTCTGGTGTAATTGACCAGAATGGTGGTAAGGTTCTGTCGTATTTACATAAAGCAATTAAACCTGTTAATCAATTACGGATGATTGAGGATGCGTTAGTTATCTATCGCATTTCAAGGGCACCAGAACGTAGGATTTTCTACATTGATGTTGGTAATTTACCCAAGGTAAAAGCAGAACAGTACTTAAAAGACGTTATGAATCGTTATCGTAATAAACTAGTTTATGATGCTAGCACTGGAGAAATACGAGATGACCGTAACCATATGTCAATGCTTGAAGATTTTTGGCTACCTCGTCGTGAGGGTGGAAGAGGAACAGAGATTGATACTCTCGCTGGTGGTTCAAATCTAGGAGAGATTGACGATATTGAATATTTCAGACAAAAATTATATCGCTCTCTCAATGTTCCTATTTCAAGACTTGAAGCTGAGAACTCGTTTAGTCTTGGTCGAGCCAATGAAATTACACGGGATGAATTGAAGTTTACTAAGTTCATTCAGAAAATTAGAAAAAAATTCACTCCTTTATTTACGGATATTCTCAAAACACAATTGATATTGAAAGGTATCATTTCGTTAGAGGATTGGGATAACATGAAGGAACATATCCAATATGATTTCTTAAAAGATGGTCACTTTGCAGAACTGAAGGAAGCTGAACTATTGAGAGATCGTATTGATGCGTTGGATAGCATACAGTCTTATATTGGAACATTCTTTAGTAAGGAATATGTGCTTAAACATGTACTTCGCATGAACGATTCTCAAGTTGATGAAATGAGAGATCAGATTGCCAGAGAAATGGAAATGGACCCGATGGATGGTGGAATAGTTGTTCCAGTTGGTGGCGATGGTGTTACTCGTTATCCAGAAGTTGGCGGTGCTCCTATTCCTGCTGATGATTATGATAAGTTCTCAGGTGAAGAAGACCCAGAGGATGAACTGAAGAAAGCGCAAGCTGCACAAGCAAAAGCAGATGCGGAGTTAAAAGATGCTGATGCAGCTGAAAAGAAAAACGGAAATGGAGATAAGTAATGAGTAGAGAAATTGTAGATGCACTTTCAAACAGTGATAATTTAGAAGCTGAGACAGTTTTCAACAACTCTATGTCACATAAAGTTGGAGATGCTTTAGAACTACGACGAAGAGATTTGGCCAAAACATTTGTTAAGAGCATGGAAAATGAAACGGATTGAGAAGATATATGAATCTACAGTTGTAGAAAAGGATGAACACAGGAAATCCAAGCTGTATAAAAAGCTTTCTCCTAAGATGAAGGATGCCGTGGACGATATTTTTAGTAAAATGGACGCTAAACCTTCAGATTTCCTAAATAGTTTCGAGAAAACTATATCTGATATTTCAAAGAAATACAGGGTTCCAGAAAAGGAACTTATGTCATATTTTGAAAAAGAAATGCTTTCGATTTAAGGAGTTAGAGGATGGCTGTTGCAACTAGGACACTAAAAGATACAGTGGTCAATGCTGCCGGTGCTGGTGGTAAAGTTACCATTTTGGTTAATTGGGACGATGAAACAAGTTCTAATAATAATATTTTAGATGCGTCTGGTCTTGACGGTCATGCTAACGGTGCAAAATTAGATATTACTCGTATCTGGTGGCAAATAACTGGTGGAGTTGCAGATGATGATAAGAACTGGGCGTTTGTAGAATTTAAGGGCGCATCATCTGATACACTTGCAATCAATCTCGCTGGAACTGGTCATTATGACGGGACAGCTGGACCGATTACCAATAACGCAACAAATACAGGTGCAACTTCTGGTGACTTGGAGTTGAGTTTGCGTGGTAGCTCTGGATCAATGATAATCGAATTACGCAAAGATGTTAACTTTACGTCATAGGGGATTGATATGCAGACCGTAAAATTATTTTCAGAAGCCGTAGAAGAAGTAGAGTATATCACCGAAGAAAAGAAAGATGGTGGTAAAAACTACAAGATCAAAGGTATCTTCATGCAAGCAGATGTGAAGAACCGTAACGGCCGGGTCTACCCTATGGAAGTTCTAGAGAAAGAAGTTTCAAAGTATAATAAGAATTTTATCAGAGAGAGTCGTGCATTTGGTGAACTGGGCCATCCAGACGGACCAACCGTCAATTTGGAAAGAGTGTCCCACATGATTACATCTCTGACTCCTGATGGTAAAAATTTCATTGGTGAGGCAAAGATTATGGCTACACCGATGGGAGAAATTGTTAAGAACCTAATGGATGAGGGTGCCAAGTTAGGTGTTTCATCTAGGGGCATGGGAAGTTTGGATCAGAGGAATGGTGCAAACTATGTGAGAGATGATTTTTACCTAGCAACAGCTGCTGACATTGTAGCAGACCCTTCTGCACCCAACGCTTTTGTTGAGGGTATTATGGAGGGTAAAGAGTGGGTTTGGAACCAAGGCGCATTGGTCGAGGCTCACGTTGCAGAGTTAAAAACAAAGTTTGATGTTAAAAAACGTCAAAGACAGGCGAATGTTGAAGCGTTAGAGTTCGCCAAATTCCTCAAAATGTTATAAAGTATAAATAATATAATTGCAAAAAGGAGACATTCCATGTCCGAATTAGAGAAAACAATTGAGGAGCTTGAAGCTGAGGTATTGGCGGAACTTGAAGAAGCCAGTCAACCCGATGATTCGGGTGGAAAAGCTGATGCTCCTAAGAAAGTAAAGGATGAGGTTAACAAAGAAGAAGACGGTGGAAAAGCCGTTGTTAGCCCAGACGACACATCATCTCCCACAGATGTTGCAGCGAAAGGTGCAAAGGAAGTTGGTGGAGACAAACAACAAAAGGGCGAAGGAGCCCCAGAAAAAATGCCGAAAAAACTTGCTGCTGGTGATCAAGTTGAACCAGAGGAAGATCAAGAAGTTGTTTCAGAGGCGAAGATGACGAAAGCTCAAGCACTTGAGCAAATCAGTAAAATGAAGAAGTCAGACATTGAAGAAATGATGGCCGCTCATGCATCTAAACTTGCTGAAGCAGACAATGCAAAGTCCGAAGAGGAACTTGCAAAACTTCAGGCCGAGAAAGAAGCTATCGAAGAGAAAATCAAGTCAATTAACGTCAAAGAAGATGTTGACGCATTGGTTGCTGGTGAAGACCTCTCCGAAGAGTTTAAAGACAAGGCAGCGACAATCTTTGAAGCTGCTGTTAAATCAAAAATCCGTAGTGAAGTTGTGCGAATGGAAGAAGGTTACGCAGTTGCTCTTGAAGAAGCTACAGAGACAATTAAAGAAGAGTTGTCAGAGAAAGTTGATGACTATCTTGGTTACGTTGTCGAAGAGTGGATGAAAGAGAACGAACTGGCGGTTGAGCGTGGCCTAAAGGGTGAAATCGCAGAGGACTTCATTAGTGGCCTCAAGCAATTGTTTGAAGATCACTATATTGACGTTCCTGACGAAAAGTATGACGTTCTGGAAGCTCAGTCTGAAAAGATTGCTGAACTAGAAGAAAAACTCAACGGTATTATTGAAGAAAACGTTGAGAAGAAAAAAGTGGTTGAATCTCTTACGAGAGAACAGATTACCAGCGAAGTTTCTCATGACCTTGCTGCTACTGAAGTAGAGAAGTTCAAGTCGCTTACAGAGGATGTTGATTTTGTTTCTGAAGATTCTTTCAGAGCCAAACTTGATACCTTGAAAGAGAGTTATTTTCCGAAAACTGGCGGGGAACAGACTTTCGTAATTGATGATGAAAATGGTGAGACTGCACAGGACATTGATACGACTGAAAGCATCAAAGCTTATATGTCGGCAATCAGTCGTACAAAGAGTGCATAGTTTATAAATAACTGTAGAAAATAATAAGGAGAAACTACAATGTTTCAGACAGAACATCTACAAGAAAAGTGGCAGCCAGTCCTAGAACACCCCGATCTTCCTAAGATTGAGGATTCCTATCGCCGTGCGGTCACAACTGTTATTCTTGAAAACCAAGAAAAAGCGATGAAAGAAGACGCAAGTTTCCTTTCGGAAGCTGCGCCTACTAACTCCACAGGTGGTTCCATCTCAAATTGGGACCCAATTTTAATCTCGCTCGTTCGCCGTGCCATGCCCAATCTGATTGCGTATGACATTTGCGGTGTTCAGCCGATGACTGGTCCTACGGGTCTGATCTTCGCAATGCGGGCTTCGTTCCTGTCCTCGGATGGTGCTGAAGCGCTCGTTGATGAAGCGATGCCGGGTCAGCAAGGTGCTTCTAACCAGAACGCCGCCGGTACAACTGGTGGTGGCGATGTTGGTTCCACAGAAACAAACCCTGCCGTTCTTAACGACAGTCCTTCTGCTGGTACTTACACAAGTGCAACTGGTATGACAACTGCTCAAGGTGAAGCGTTGGGTGATACATCCACAAATGCTTTCGCTGAAATGGCGTTCTCCATCGACAAATCAACGGTTACTGCCGTTACCCGTGCTCTGAAAGCTGAGTACACGATGGAACTTGCTCAAGACCTCAAAGCGATCCACGGTCTGGACGCTGAGACAGAGCTTGCGAACATTCTTAGTTCGGAAATTCTTGCTGAAATCAACCGTGAAGTAGTTCGCCGTGTTTATGTTGCTGCTGTTAAAGGCGCACAGGTTAACACAACGACTGCCGGTATCTTCGACTTGGACACAGACTCCAATGGTCGTTGGTCGG